CAAGTCAGAGAACACGACTACGATATTAAGGATTTAAACAGGTAATGTATGGAGGTTCTCAGGATGAATTACTACTTTACAGGTATACTTATTCTGGCTCTTACAATACTAGCGTTGTTTGTAGAACCTGCGTATCCTAGAAACGAATACCTTAACGATTATGGTGTAAGATGTGGTGAAATGGAAGTAAGCACAGAAAGACGTGATACTGATTATAATTATTCTGACAGTAGCACTAATGAACAACAGTATTTAAGATTTACCTACAGAAAATATTTAGGCACAGACTGTAAAACAGCAAAAGAAAATGTACAAATTAAACAACAACTAGAGTTGATGAAGATGTGTAGTAGAGTTAATGCTAATCCAAGTCTTGCAAACAATTCTAATTTTAATTTATTAGTATCAAAATGTAGAGGTGTGACTCCTGCAAGAGATAACACTAGACCTTCTGACTCTCAAAGTCTTTGGGATGATATGAAAGATAAGTATAAAAAAGAAAACCCTGACGTTAATTTAATGGGTGATAAGTTCATAAAACCCAGTAAAAAGAAGCTTGTTATACCTAAGTATTTAACTGAAGACGAAAATGTGATATTACCTTTACCTAAACCAAAAGATGATTGATAGAATTATATATAAATTTTGCGGATATTTAGATTCTTATTCAGAATGGATGGTAAAATTATTTTTTCCGCCTGAAAAGAAAAAGAAAAAGAAAAATGGCAAATAAACCACTAAGAATTTCTGAAGAGGCCGCTGTGCAGATGCCGATGAAAACGGTTGCCAGTTTGATTTGTATGGTCGCAATCGGCACCTGGGCTTATTTTGGTATCATTGAGACTCAAAACAAAATTCAAACTACAGTAGAGTTAATGCAAAAAGATTTAGTGGAGAATACAGATTTTAGAATTAAGTGGCCACGTGGTCAACTAGGTTCATTGCCCGCTGATTCTGAGCAGTTTATGATGATCGAAGATCTGTATAAAACTACGGATAAGTTAAACAAACATATAGAATCTATGGCGTTAAACAAAGTCAACATAGAATTTTTAACAAAACAAATGGACAAAGTTTTAAATGATATAGAAAAATTAAAAGATGCGTCTAGAGAAATGAAATATACAAATGGTAATGGAGGCACACATTGATAGAAGCTGTTGTAGGATTGTTGATGTTTATGAACGGAGAAATTAAAGAGGCACGTTTGCAAGAATCTATGGCTCAATGTTTACGCGGCAAGCGCGAAGCTGAAAGACAATATTCAGAAACTATATCTTATAAATGCTGGAAGGGTTCTGCAGAATTAGAGGATAATATTGATGGATCAAAATCGATCAAGAAGCTTATCATTGAATAATGAAGAAAGCAAATAAGAAAAGAAATCCTATTGCAAAACAACTTAGACATTTTAAACAAAAAGTGATAAAGAATAAGAAAGCATATGACAGGAAAAAACTTCAGAATTGAAGCAGAGATAGTTGATGGCAAGTGCCCAACTTGTAGTGAGTTTACTACGTTAGTTGGTCTTACTAAACAATTTTATAGATGTATGAATTGCGGTTCTGATTTAGAGCAGCATGTAAATGGTAAGATAAGTTATTTACCTGTAATGACTTCACATAAAGATGCTAAATTATTTGTAAAAGAATGGCTAGAGTAAGCTTTAAATTCTTTACACCTAGAGATAAGCCACCTAAACGGCCTCGGCGTCATAAAAAATCGTTAAATAAGGCAGAAAAACGTTCGTATAAAAAATATAATCGTCAGGGCAGGTCTTGACAAATATCCCATAAGATACTATATAGAAAGACAGAAAGGAATGATTATGAACCAACATTTTATAATAAGATATAAAGTAGAAGACGATATACCAGTGTGTCCAGATCATATTTTAAATGAATTAAAAACACATGTAGAAATAATACAGTCTAAAATAGATGCTAAAAATTTATTTGGCAAACATACTTTAGAATTAAGAGCAGTAAAGGAGGGATGGTTTGAAGAAACTAACAATAACGAGTAAAAATATAAGCCAAAAGCAATGGTCTAATCTTGTATTAGAAATGAATCTAATTAAGAAATCTTGGGCACCTTACGCAAAGTTAGAGATACAGGGACCGGGGATCAAGAAAATTATATCCTTTGGTACTAGAGTTGGAGGCGAAGATGCAAAAGGGAGTTAGCACATGGAATTGGATATTATAATTCTAAACGACGGATTGTACCATTTAATCCCAATGACGAAAACAATGTTAGAAGGGATAGTTCTGACACAAAAAGTAGATTGTTTTGAGTTGTGTGATATATTAAAATTAAAATTAACAACTTATTATGAGCATCCTATCAATGCTCATGTAATGCATAATGGTAGTGGAAATTTTTTTGGCTGTATTTGTAAGTAGTCTACCACTACTATTTATTGTTCTACTACTGTTGTTGTGGAACAAAGAAAAGATTTGAAAAGGACCTCCGTCCATATAACGCCTAGCGCTATTCCCTGTACGGCAACCTTTGAAGCCGCAAGTCCGGTGGAGGTGTGGAGCCTTTGGCCCTGTAAAAGTACGTGCACGGAAATTACGGGGTTTGATATGAATTAAATAGTTTGATCTGGAGTACAAGTAAATCTAATATACATATTATACTTATTTACCTCTGTTCTACCGATTTCTTGCATTTTATTTAAAGATTCTTCGTAACCAAAAACCATACAATCATACTGAGTATCAAATCTTTCTGGCCAATGATAAGGTGGCATACAAGTACCCGCTACTTGCGAACAAATAATTAAACTTAACAAAAATTTCATTGACACCTATTGTATATTGTGAGATAAATCCCATATGTTAAACATTAAGAAAGGAGTGTATCACAATGACTGATATAACAAAATATAAAAACGTCTCATTAAGTCATAAGACCTATGACCTAATTGATAAGATAAGAAAAGTAATACAACCAGACACAGTACTAAGCAGATCACAAACGATTAGCATATTGGTGAACGAGAAAGCGAGGAAACTGAATGGAAAAGTCAAAGAAAAATAAAATAATTTGTCCAACATGTAAGGGCAACGGTTTTGTAAGAATACCTTACAGACTAACTAAAGAAGAAATTACTGCACAATGTGGTGTATGTGACTCGGAAGGAGAAATAGATGCGGATAAAGCTGATAATATTATTATTGATTCTGATGGCATTCACACATTGCAGTAGGTATGAGTTTGATGGGTTTGACCCTACAACTTCTGCCTTACGTTGGATGATTAAAGGAGGGAACAATGAATAAACGTGGATCAAATGATCTTGAAGAACAAATAGATACTTTGAAAGCTGAGAAAGTTGCTTTGTATGCTGATGTAAAAAAATACAGAGACGAGAACGAAGCATTACACAAACAAAAAATCTTTTTACAAAACCAATGTAGAAAGGCTGGCGGCGCTATCTTTAATCAAGAAAAAGTAATTGAAGGTTTAAAGAGAGATATTGATAGAGTGTCTGAAGAGAGAGATAACTTTGTAACAATGTTAGGTGACGGCAAAAGATGAGTGATGATGTAAAGTATGGTGTTTTTAGTTGGGGCCCTTGTATTGTACAACTAAAGATATCTGAAGATTTTAGAAAAAAACTTTTAACTGAGGCTGAAGAAAGTAGAAAAGAAGAATTAAAATTTACTACAAAATTAGCCGGAGTTATTAAGGAAGAGTACGCCTACAGACAAAAAGAAGTATTCTTACCAGAAGTATCTCAATGTTTAGGAGTCTACGATCAAGCGTTTCAAAAGTTTAAAAACAAACCTTATGAAGTAAGACCAGAGTATCTTTTAAATTCTTTGTGGGTTAATTTTATGAAGAAGAATGAATTTAATCCACCTCATGATCATGCAGACAATCTATCGTTTGTAATATTTTTAGATATACCAGAAGAAATACAGAAAGAACAAAAGGAATATCAAGGCCAATCAGGTGGGCCAGGTAGTTTAATGTTTTTATATGGTGAGGGTAATAGACAAGCCATCACTTATCAAGGTGTACATCCTAAGAATGGTGATATGTTTATCTTTCCTTCTTGGGTAAAACATTATGTTGCACCTTTCTATTCTGATGTAACTAGAATATCTGTGTCAGGTAATGTGTCTAACTCTTTAGAATTAAATAAAGTAAAACATTATAAACAAGAAAATTTGTCTAATGAAAAGAAATAAAAAACATATCAAAGGTGATCAAGCAGAATTAATTGCTCAAGAATTTTTTATTAAAAAAGGTTACTATGTGTTTAATAATATTTCACAACATGGACCAGTCGATATGGTTATCTTAGATAAGGATGGTTATACTTTACTAGTAGATGTTAAAGCTGTATCACTTAGAACTAAGAACGGTTGGAAAGTTAATCGTATACCAACAAAGCAACAACAGAAATTAGGTGTGCATCTAGTCTATGTTAATTTAGATACACGAGAAGTTATGGATGAAATGCCTACTAAACAAAAAAAGAATAATGTAGTAGATATAAAAGAATATATGAGGACACACTTACCAGAATGATTAAATATATATTAGAAAAGATTTATCATGTATCAACGGCTTTGACGTCGTGGTCATGGACAAAGTTATATGCAGATAGGAGAAAAGGTTATGGCTACAGAAAAAAATAAAGGTGCAAAATGGGACGGAAAATCAAGGGTTTCCAACGAATTGTATAGAAAAAGACACGAAGAAATATTTGGAAAAAGAGAACAAGATGAACTAAATGAGTCTTATAAACAATCTTTAAAAAATAAAAAAGAAAGAGAAGAGAACGAAGAATATGTAAAAGAACTACAGGACAAACTGTGAGTTATAATTTTAATAGACTGTATGACTACCCACGGTCAATGCGTACATTGGTTGGTGGTAAACGACACTATGATATTCGCGAGGAGAAGCTTCCGTCGGTAACGACGATCCTTTCCGCGTGTCAGTCGGACGAGAAGAGAGCATCTCTAGAAGCATGGAGACAGCGCCTTGGTCCGAAGACCGCAGACATAGCGCGAGACTTGGCAGCCGAGCGTGGCACGGCAATGCACCGCTTCTTAGAAGCACACATTGACGGCTCGGGGCACAAGGACCTGACCCCGCTGGGCGTACAGGCAGAGACTATGGCGCATAAGATTATAGAATCAGGGCTCAGGGACCTGGAAGAGGTATGGGGCCAAGAGGTAACGTTATACTATCCTGGGTTGTATGCAGGAGCTACAGATGTTGTTGGAATCTTTGATGGCCAACCGGCTATCATAGACTTTAAGCAATCAAATAAACCTAAAAAGCGTGAATGGATTGAGGACTACTTTGAGCAGCTGGGGGCATACTGTATGGCCCACAACTATGTTTATGGAACTAAGATACAGTCTGGAATCATTCTAATGTGTACCAAAGATTTTATGTTTCAGAAGTTTGAGGTGTCTGGACGTGAATTTGTGCGCTATCAGCACGCGTTCTTGAAGAAAGTAGACCAATATCATAGAAATTGTAACCAGGACCCAAAGGACCAGGATACAAAAAATGATCAAATAGTACAGTAAATTAGCCATTAATTTCATTTGTACCCTTTGTATACCCTTTTCACAACAAAATAAAAAAATAAAAAAAATTTTTTTTAAAACCGGTTACAATTGGTACAAATTCTAGAATTGTTATATACCAACACTTATTCGCTCAAATTTGTATCCTAGAGCAGGATACAATTGGTTACAAAAGATACAATTTTGTAAAAATGATCAAATAAGCCAGTGTTTGCAACGATTTAAGGGACGCGCGCATATGATTCGCATTTTTAAATTTAAAAATATCTGAGAGGGGAGTATACACTACCAATGAGACGAAATAAGAAATCTAAATATAGACACGTAGTTATTAAAAAGAAAAAATATTATTTTTATTCTATTACCTGGGAAGACATCACGGCGGATGGCGGCCATGCAACAACAGAAGAATTCTATAAATTTAAACCAAGTATAATGGTAACACAAGCTTACCTATTTAGTAAAGATAACAAGTATATCAGAACTTTTGCGTCTTATGAACAGAATGAGGATTTGTTTTCAGATCGTAATGTGTTTCCACGTAAGTGTATTATAAAAATGGAAAAGGTTAGTCTTTAGTAATCTTAAGTCGTTCTTGTTGTAAAACTTTAAGTCTTCTAATCTCTTCTAGTTTTTCTTCTTTAGCCATGTCACTTAAGTTTCCATGTAAATGAGTTTCAACAAACTGTCCTGTTGCTTTACCAATTAATTGTTCAAATGGTGCAGCTTCTTTTATCTTGCCTTCATCTACAAGTTTTTGTGATAGCACTTGTTGACGTCTAACATAATTATTTTTTGTAACAGTAAATGCTCTGTTAACTTCATTTGATCTAGCCTGTAAATATTTTTGAATCTTTGGATTTTGCATAAGCTCAGACCCTTCAATTCTAGCCCGTTTAGGTTCGTATCCAGCGTGTATGGCTGCCTCTGTTCTTGTAGTCCTACCTTCATTCATGATTAAATATTCACAGAATCTACGTTGCATTTCTGTAAGCTCAGTAGGATAGGCTGCCTTCTTTTTGACAATATCTCGACTCATACTTGCTTTATACATAATATCTTATATAAACACAATAGTATGAAAGCAAAAGAATTAAGACAGTTTTTAGATAAATTTTTAAAATCTCCTCTCGCACAAAACGCAAGAGTCCAAATTGAAATGCCCAACGGTGACAAATTA